CTCGGTGACTTTGAGATGCTCAACCCTGGATGCTTCAGCGACTCTTAAACCCATGCACAAACAGAGCCAGAGGTGACCTAGTAAATCTGAAGGACAGGTTTTGATTAACGAGGCAACCTCGTCGTTGGTCAGGACCTCGACGTCTCCCTTGGGGTAGCTTGGCTTACCTGGAATGTTGATTGGTTCCTTGATGTAGCCCTGGGCAAGGCACCAGTTCAGGAACACTCCGACCTTCCTTCTAGCAGTGTTTCCAGCCCTCATTGCATCTAGAGAACGCCACCAACTTTTTGTGGTGATCTGACAGAGAGGGCGCTCAGTGTCCATGAAGAGATCAAGCTTACGCAGGACCCAGCCAAACTCTTTGCAGTATTGAGGGGACCTGCCTGAGTCGTGGAGGTGTGTTAAAAATAATTCAACACAAGCCTTGACTCCATGGGGAGAAGCGAGATACAACCGTCGCCATTCATTCCAGACCTGGGCAAGGCTCACGCCGTTAGACCAGACCTCACGAATGATAGCGGCGTCCTGAGTGGACAGTTGAAGGGTTGGTTCCTCCGATAAAGAATTTGGTGGAGCCGAGGGGAGTCGAACCCCTGACCCCCACAATGCCATTGTGGTCAATTGTTCCTCCTGGATGTGGGTGGTAGGACAGTATTTGTCCTACCTGTATGTTAAAGTTGAGACCGAATCACATGGAAAAGACAGAACCAATTGTTTTCAACGTGCCGAGCGATGTGGCCGAGGGTGTTATCGCCCTTTGCCAGCACCTGGACGTTTCGCCTTCCCAACTCTTGACCGAGTTAGTCCTTGGTAGTCTTGAGTCAGAAGGCCTGTCACTCGCTCAGTCATAGTTTGACCGAGCTTCTCGCACTCTTTCTGCCAGCCAAGGAAAAGGTCCTTGTCAACCCAGCAAGAGATACAACGTTTGTGAGGGTGTCTGGAATTAGCCATAGATTGTCTATTTTACTGACTGACACCCATTGCCAAGAAAAAGTTATTCACAATTTGAGCTACCGGGTGTCAGTCACCCCTAGCCAAAACCAAAAGCAACCAAACCCATAGAAAGGAAACATGAGTCTATCACCGATAGCCCCAAAACCGATACCTAAACAGGTAACCCACTGGTATTCAAAAACAGCAATGATGCCGTCCCAATACGGTCACGTAAGCCACCTAGTGTGGTGCCAGCTCGACGCTCAACGAATGAATGAGAAATCGATGCTGACAAACTACGTGGCAGAGAAGGCAGGCTACTGCTGCATAACCAGGAGCAAGCCCTCTGTCCTGGAGGAGCATGGCTGCAAAGTCGCATGACAAACAGCAAGCAAAAGGGAGCCAGGGGAGAGAGAGCCTGGGTAAAGAAACTGGCCGAGTTTGGCTACGAGTCAACCAGGACAGGCTTCCACCAGAGCCAGACAGGCTGTGAGTCACCTGATGTGACTTGCGAAGCCCTGCCGGTCAGGTGGGAAGTCAAGAACGCTGAGAGATGCCTGGTGCGAGATTGGCTCGCCCAGGTTGTAGGGGAGGCAAAGCCCTACGAACTACCTGTGGTCACCTGGAAGTCGAATAACAGACCCTGGGTGACGTTCCTGAGAGCAGACGACCTGCTCACCCTTCTCCAATGCTGTGATCTGAAGCAATTGGAGGAGTTACTGCAACAACGTCAGATTAAGAAGTAACCGAATGAGAAACCTAATTACAATTATACTAAGCGTCGCAGCCCTGACCGGCTGCAAACAACCAGAGGCCAAGCCGGTCATCAAAATTAGCAAGGACATTTACGTCCTGCAAGAAGCAGCACCATCCAAGCGATGTGTGGCTTCCTGGTATGGGGAAAAATACCGAGGCAGGCTGACTGCCAATGGTGAAGTCTTCAGCCCCGATGAATACACGGCTGCACACAAGACGTTGCCATTCGGAACCAGGCTTCTAGTCAAGCTTGGCCCTAACAAAGTCATCGTTCGAGTGAACGACAGAGGGCCCTTTATCAAGGGCAGAGAACTCGATCTCTCCAGGGCAGCTTTCGAGGAACTTGCCGAGAAGGAGGCGGGTTTGATCAACGTGAGCTATTCAATTCTTAACTGAGGTGACTGACACCCCGTCAACTTTTGCGGTCGAGGTGACCGCGAAACCGAGTGACCCACACTCAAAAAACAACAACCCCAAAACAGAAAGGTAAAAAATGGGACTAACAGTAGGAACAACCGAAACCAACAAGAAACGCACTCTGGTTCCAGAGGGCAACCATGTAGCACGGTGCATCAGTATCATTGACCTGGGCACCGCAGATAGTGAGTGGAAAGGGGAAGTGAAGAAGCGCAAACGAGTGATGTTCACGTTTGAGTTTCCCGACCACACCGCAGTGTTCAGGGAGGAAGACGGCCCCCAGGCACTGGGTCGTAGCGTGACCTACACCGCAAGTTTAAGCCAGAAGGCGAAGTTGCGTCAGGACCTCCAGGCGTGGTTAGGTCGAGCATTCACGGCTGAAGAGTTGATGAAGTTTGATCTGCAAGACTTCCTGGGTGTCCCTTGTCTGGCGAACGTTCAGCACAAAGAGAGCGCCAATGGCACCACCAGCGACCGCATCGTTGGTCTCTCGGCTCTGCCAAAGGGTTTGCAGTGCCCTGAAAGCGCCAACAAGCCCTGGGCCTACAGCATCGATCAGCACCCTAAGAACTGGGACAAGGTCCCATCATGGGCCAAGGAGGACATCCTGGCCTCTGATGACATGGCTGCGTCCAAGGTGACTGACACCCCTAAACAACCAACCGAGGTGACCGTTGATGAAATTCCGTTCTGAGTTCTCAGAAGGCTTGTTCAATGGTGTAGCTGAGTCTGTCTACCGGGCAGACTCAGCCCTTTCCACCTCGGACCTTAAACGCATCTCCAACCCGTATGAGTTCCACCAAAACATGTCAGGGAAGGTCAGGGGCTTCGACACTGAGTCGATGAAGACTGGCCGCCTCTACCACATGTATGCCCTGGAGCGTGATCGGTGGGAGGCTGAGGTCGCGGTTTGCCCTGATGAGTTTGCTGACCGCAGGAAAAAAGCGTCCAAAGAATGGTGGGCCCGACAGGCTGAAAAGGACATTACCATCATTAAGGAGGAAGACCTCGTCGCCATTCAATCGATGCACGACAACCTGATGGCTCTGCCACGGGTTGGCGAAAGCATCGAAGGAGGTCAGACCGAGGTTAGTGTATTCGCAAAGAGCTTGGTTAAGGGTATCGATGTGAAGTGCCGAATCGACTGCTTGCTTAGTGCAGGCAGAGAGCGTCGGGTCATTGATATTAAGACGACCAGGAAGGGCGGCAGTAGCCCCAAGGAGTTTACCTACACCTCCAGGAGGCTGAAGTATCACTGGCAGCAGGCTAACTACCAGCGCATCTGCCAGAAGGCAGGTTACCCGATCACCGACTGGCTGTGGGCAGTGGTTGAGACGGAGGCACCCTACACGGCTGCCGTCTACAGGTTCTCTCCTTACGACATGCAGATGGCCAACGTCGAGCTGGACGAGGCTTACACGAAGCTCACCTCCTGTGTGGAGCTGGATGTCTGGCCGAGTTACACCCCAAGCGAACCATTAACCCTCAACCTGTTTAATGCAGTTTGAGAAGCGAATTCTGGCACGTAATGCCTACCACAAGCTACCTGGGTTTCTCCAGGAGTTTGCCAGGAGGTTCCAGGTCAAAGAGGTCTGGTTCCCCCCAGCAGGCACCAAGCTGCCAGAGACATACCCCTGCACGGTGAGCCATGACCCAACAGAGACCCCCCGCTACGTCGCTTATGTCAAAGCCATGATCGATGGAGGGGAAAGGGACCCTGGAAAGCTTAAGAGCTTCCTCCAGGGTCTCAGGTCCTGCGGCAAACCAGGGCAGGAGTTAATTGAAATCATAAAAAAGAAAGTGTTGCGAAAATGACCGCTAAAAGAATCTCTATAGAAACACCCCAACAAGCCTGGCAGGTAGTGTCTGATCTAGTTTCAGCCCTAGCTGACGCCCAGGCAGAAATCAAGCGATTGAGGTTTCAGTTATTTGACTCCGAGATGTGGGTGGAGGACCTGGAACACGACAATAACGAGCTTGAGGAGCAGAATGAAGACCTGAGACTCATGCTAGACAGGGGACAGGAGGCTACCAATGAGGCCTGAATGCGCTGAATGCGGACGACCATCCGAGCATGACCACCATGTTGTGCCTAAGTCTATGGGAGGAACTGCAACGGTGCCTCTATGCACTGACTGCCACGGTAAAGTTCACGGCAAGGCTATGGCAGCATCGTCCTTAACCCGGCTTGGCATCATGCGGAAGTGCGACGCTGAAGAGTGCTGCATGGTGTTTCACCACTGGTGCGACGGTCACAGTATTGAAGAGATAGCTGAAATCTACGACGAAGTTGGAATGCCTCCCGTGAAGGACAGGGCCTCCTACATTCGCAGGAAGCTCAAAAGAATGCGCTCGGTTCCCACAAGGTCCCTTTTGGACCTGTTTGAACCAACTCTGAGATATGACAGTGAGAACTACGACAGAGAGTTCTACTCGTTAGCATGGGAGGGCCGACAATGAAGACACCATTCATTCCAGCCTGGCTCTTTGAGCAGAAGTTTAACCCCCAGGAACTCTCCATCTACTGCTTCATTGCTATGAGGGGCGACTGCTGGGAGAATAAGAGGTCCATCGCCCAAGCCCTGGGCATCTCCAAGGACAGTTTCTACCGTCACCTCAACAGCCTAGTCTCTCACGGCTGGGTGACCATGTCCTGGAAGGGCAGGAAACGATCTCTCAAAGTGACTGATTCAGGTAAGCCAATTCAGCGGAAGTGTCGCATTTCAGGGACACCTAATGTCGCATCTGAGGGACACGAAGTGTCTCATTCTAGGGACACCAGGTGTCGCATTTCGGGGACACTAACTAATCAAGGAACTAATCAAGAACTAATCAACAGAACTAATAGAATATCAGAGGCCTATTCTCTGATCTATCAAGCAGGTAAATCTATGAGGGGTTCTGGCCCTACCATGGAGGAGCGTAGATGGAGGGAGGCTTCCAATGGCTGACATCATTGAAAGCAAGAAGGCTACCTGGTTGGCTGAGCAAAAAATCAGAGAACAGTCAGTGATGGCTCTCCCCCTGGAGATACCAGCAGACGAGAAAGCTGAGAAGGCTTTCATCGGATGTTGTGTACTGGGTGCGTATGAGAATGCCGTCAATGCAGGCGCTTCATTGGACCTGTTTCACTATGAGGTCACTAGAAAGGCCTGGAAGGCCCTTGAGAGCCTCTCTGAGGCATCTTTGGAGATTAATGAGGTCAACGTAGCCAGAGAGGTTGGAGAGGGCCCTATGTGGCTAATGGATGCAATAGACAGGGCACCTACTCACAGCAACTTCAGCTACTGGCTTCCGAGGTTAAAGGACATGGAGGTTCGCAGGCGGGTTTTCCTGCGTTACTACGACGGTATCACCAAAGTGAATGACCCAGATGTTCCTACTCCTGACATCCTGTCGGACATGGAGTCGAAGTTCTTCGAGGTCACAACTAATGCCTCGACTCTGCGTAGCCAGAGCCAGGGTTGGTCAGAGGTCCTGGACACCATGGGCTCTGCCTGGCCAAACGGTTTACCAAACAAAGGGGTGCCAACAGGTATGCCATCGGTAGACCGGTTGTTCAGGATGGAGGAGAACATGCTGGTGACCCTGGCAGCTCGTCCAGGAAGGGGTAAGACGAGCTTTGCTATCTACCTGGCTGTTCAGGCTGCCCTCCAGGGCAAGAGGGTCGTCTACTGGTCATTTGAGATGCCCTTCAACCAGATTGCCGGGAAGATCATCTCAGCCAGCAGTGGCCTAGATGTGAGGCAATACATGGAGACAGGAGATGTCCCTGGAGGTATCGAGGTTATGGTGGAGGCCACCAAGAAGGCCATGGCTCTGCCCATTACCATCGAGGACAACGTAGGCCTGACTGTTTCAGCTATCAGGGCTCAGGCTAGGAGGCTTGTGAAGGAGCAGAGTGTTGACCTATTCATCGTCGATTACATCCAGCTCATTCACAGTGGGAAGCGGTTTGATAGCCGGGTCAACGAGGTAGGGCACATCTCCAGGCAGCTTAAATGTGCAGCCATGGAGACCCAGAGACCGTTCCTGGTCCTCTCGCAGCTCAACAGGCAGATTGAGACCAGAGGGCCCGACAGTGAGCCCAGGTTGGCAGACCTGAGAGAGTCTGGTTCCATTGAGCAAGACTCCGACATGGTCGCTTTCCTTCATCAGCCAGACATTGAGCAGGCCCCGGACCTAACCAACCTGATTGTTAGGAAGAGCAGGTTTGGGCCAGAAGGGAAGGTAGGCCTGAAGTGGACTAAATGGAACGGCGTCTTTGAGGCACTGAACAAGGAGGTCACAGTATCTGAACCAGCATTCTGAAATGGAAATCACACTTAAATATCAATCAATCGAGGGAATGAACATCAGGGTCACGTATCAGGCCACAACGGTAGATGAGCTAGGCAAGTTGCTGTTCACGCTGCCAATGATAGCCACTGAGGACGCTGAGTTCGGAGAAGAAGAACAGCCAAAGAAGGGGAGACCATGGAACTAATAGCATTAGTAGGTAAAAAGAGGAGCGGCAAAACAACTGCGGCTACATTCATTAGGAACCACCACCCAGGAATAGCATTCAGGGACAGTTTTGCCAGGCCCATCAAGGAACATGTGGAGCGCATATTCGGGCCCCTGGACGAGACCCCTAAAGAGGTTCTCAGGCCAGTCATGCAGGCCCTGGGAGAGTCTCTCAAGGCTAAGTTCGGAAGAACCGTGTTCATTGACCAACTCAAGGAACGTGTGAGGAACTTAGAACAGGCAGCAGACCTGGTCATCATCGATGACCTACGCTTCCCATTCGAGGCTGACTGGGTTCGTTCCCAGGGTGGCAAGGTTATTAGAATTATCAGGCCAGAGCTAAATGGAGTGGTTGACAACCACATCTCAGAGACCTCAGTCGATGAGGTTGTGGCAGATGCCACCATCATCAACAGCGATGGCTTAGAAACACTTTTCCTCAAGGTGACTGACACCCTGGGGAGAATACGTGACCATGATTACCATAACACTGAGCCGATCAGAGCTGGCACTAGCCAGGCACTTAGCGCATGAGCGAATAGCAGTCACTGGCCCAACCAGGACCAATGACCAAATGGGGCACCTGGACGAGTCTCCAGGTGCCAGAGAAACAGCCGACACCAATGGGGTAGCAGGTGAACTAGCCTTTGCAAAGGCCTTCAACCTGTGGCCAGACCTGGACAGTTCAGGGCCATGCATAGCCGATGTGACCCTGCCAGATGGCAGGACAGTGGACATCAAGACTACCCCAGTAATCGGAGGCAACCTGATAGCGAACCTGAAGGCCCATAAGACGGACTTTTTAGCCCTGGTGGAGTGCAAGGACCACACGTTCACCATAGTGGGCATAGCGCCCACATCAGAGGTCGAGAAACCCGAATACATGGAGCCCATACAGGGTCGCATTGTTTACCTATACCCCAGAGAGAACCTGAGAGACGTTCAATGGATAACGAACCAACACCCCAAGCCGACTTTGAAGGCGGCGGTTACTATTTCGAGTTAGGCTTCTTCACGAAGCTCGACAAGGCTTGTGACCGATTCTTCAGAAAGCGAGGTATGCCCACAAGCTACACCTGGCGAAACCCCAACCCTAAACAGAAAGGAACTAGCGATGATGCTGAAACCAACAGTTCTCCTGAAGCATGAATCAGGAGTCACGGCTCAATGGTATGACGAGCCCAACAACCGCATGATGATGGCCATCTACAGCCCGGTAGGTGAGCGAGGCAAGTATGCCTTGAGTCAGATAGCAGGACCATGGTCAGGAGTGGTCAAGGTAGACGAGAACGACCCCAAGACCTGGGCCCCATACATAATACCAGGGTTTGAACGTGAGCGAACCTATGTCCTGGACCAGGCTGAACTACTACTTCTCTGCATCAACGCAGACTACGGTGGCATGGCAGCCCTGAAGAGCATCTTCCTGGGACCCATCATAGGGTTTGACCAATGACCTGCGTCGTCTGTCACGGTAAGGGCTACGTCCTGAAGCCAGAGCCTGTCCACTGCCCAGCATGTGGTGGCTGGGGCTACAGGCAGCCCTCTTGTCAAGCCCTAAAGAAAACCCTACAAACAAGGGACCGTGAACGATTGTCCAGACGTAAATATAGACTTGGAGGTGTCAGTCACCCTTGACAGACGACCTCTAGACACAGATAATTGGGAGGGCGGTTTGAAGACGATAGTCTCCAACCGTCTTTCTATTTACCACCATGCCTAAAGGCTCCCTGACTCAGTTCAATCAGAGAATGCCTGACCAGGGTCTCAGGAACTATGATGGGACTCAGATCAAGGCTAAGGACCCGAAACGATACGACTGTATCGTGAGGGCAATAAGAGAGGGTGTAGGGCATGAAAGCATAGCTAA